TGCCGTTGACCTGAGTGCGGCAGTCGTTACAGTCAGACCAGTAACATCAGTGAATGTTGTGGTTGCTGCTAGGCTGAATGTATCTGTCTTAGCTGTACTCACCACCTGTAACACACTCCCCGCTGGCAATGCTGCTGCTGCAATAGTTCCAGTTAGCTGAGTAGCTGCTATGCTCTTATTCGTCAGCGTATCAGTCGTGGCTTTCCCGATTAGTGTGTCGGTTCCAGTTGGAAGTGTTAAAACTCCTGATCCTGCAACCAGTGGCGCACTGATAGTGATGCTGCCAGAAGTGTCCCCTGCTACAATTAGACTCGCCATATTATGCTACCTCCTTATCTGCTGGTAATGGTGTGTTGCCTTCAGCAAGCCATGCTAGGTAGACTTGCGATGTTTCTATGTTATGCCATTCGCCAGTACCAACTTTGTTAGCATATGTTCCATCTTTGTTTAATTTATACATTTATAACTCCGCTGTAGCCGTTACATGACAAAAATTTAAACCATTAACAATGCCTGACGCACCTGATACAAACAAAGCAGAATCACCACCTCCAGCGGAGACAATTGTTCTATCAGCCGCATTATTTGTATCTCGCCAATTTGCATTTGCAGCAGATGGGTTAAATGTTGTAACAGTTGAGGGGGCTGCCCTCATAGTTACAGGAAGTGATAATGAGCCACCAAATGTAGATGTTGCTGATGTACTTACAAGTAATCCTCCCGCTGTTGAGCCTGAGTTTTGAACTGGTGCAGTACCTTGTGCAAAAGTTTTAAAATAATACCTCTGACACATCGCCAACTCAGTAGAATATGCACGGACATCAAACGAAGTAGCAGTAGAGCCTTTTTCTAGTTGAACGCCTGTGATGTAGAAGGTAGCGCCAGAAGTGCCTACTACGCTGACTGCGCCTGTGGCTGAAACAAGATTACCTGCTTGCCAAGAGCCAACCGTTCCACTAAAAGAAGAGCCAGCACCAAGACCAATGTAAACAATTACACCAGCTGTGTTTGTTGTAGAGAATGTTCCGGTTGTTGGCCCTGCAATAGTGACAGAAATAGTTGTCCAAGTATTTGCCGAAGAAATAGTATAAGTAAATGGGTAAGAAATAGTCGCGTTACTTAAAGCTCCGCCAAATGTACCTGTCAGACTTGAATAAACTCTAAATGATAAAGTTACATTAGAGGCATTGGCTGTACCCCATCCTAAATCGGCAATATTTAATCCTTCAATTGGTTGTGCCGCACAAAAATAATCACTAGCTCCAACAGAATACGCGGAAGATGATGTTATTCCTAAGTATTTTGTAAACCCTACAGGAGGAGTTACAGCGCCAGCGTTTTGTTGTGATGTTAATTTAGACGCTTGAGATACATAATAAACCCATCTGTCTAATGTATATGTACTGGTAGTAGGAGTAACACTAGCCCCCGCATTCCTCTGGTCAATCACCATTGCACCATTGATGATGCGGTTCTTGAAGCCAAAGGTGTTTGCTACGCTGATTCCGTTACTAGAACTCAGAGTACCAGTTACAGCCATGCCCGTGCTGGTCACAGCAACTACTGTAGTTCCATTACTATTTAAGTTGAGAATGCCAGAGGCATCGCCAGTCATCGAGATGCCACCTGCACCACTCGTAAGAGCCGCAATCGTAGATGCCATTTATATATCTCCTAAAGAATTGCCCAGCGAGAGCCGCTAGGAACAGTAACCACCACGCCCGATCCGAGCGAAATTGGCCCAACAGAGAATCCATTTTTAGATGTTGTCAAAGTGTACGATGATGTTACCGACTGAGCATTCTCGTAGATTGCACCGTTGGCTTGAGCGCCACCAACACCGCCCCAGGCACCAGCAACGTACCCTTCAAAGCCAGCAATGGTTGTGTTGTATCGCAGCATACCGTTGGTTACGCCAGTTACAGTGCGCTCTGCTGTGGTCCCCGCGGGTAGTATTGCAGATCCAGTAGACGAATCTTTAGACACCACAACTGTAGCATCTAGTGCTACATAGTCCCAGGCTGCGCCTGAGTAAACTCTTACTCTATTAGCTACCGTATTGAAGTACAGATCACCGGAGGTCAATGGCCCGCTACTTGGATCTAAAGTCGGATCGGTTGCGAAAGCACCAAGGTAGGTATTCGTGAACGATGCAAGACTGGCCGCTGCCGATACTGCTGATGCCGCAGCATTGGTTGCCTGGGTAGTTGCTATCCCGGCTTGTGTAGTTGCGGTCGTTGCAGACGTTCCGGCATTGGTGGCCGATGTTGCCGCGTTACTTGCTTGCGTGGTTGCTAGACCGGCCTGGGTGGTTGCGGTCGATGCAGAAGACGTTGCTGATGAAGCCTGTGCAGTAGCAGTAGATGCGCTTGAAGTCGCGCTAGATGCCGATGCTGTTGCGCTTGTCGCTGAATTTGTTGCGCTCGTTGCTTGCGTTGTAGCAGTCGTTGCTGAGTTACTTGCGCTTGTTGCACTGGTTGCCGAGGCTCCGGCAGATACAGCAGCAGCGGCGGCGTTTGCGGCAGCATTCTGAATAGCGACTATGTTAGTTGCGTTCGTGTTAATGCTGGCTATATTCGTAGCGTTAGTATTAACATTAGCAATGTCGGTTCCGACAGCATTTACATTGGCAATCGCCCCGGCAACTGTATTGATGTTGGCGATGTAAGTTGCATCTGTATTAACTGAGGTTATGTTATTGGCAACAATGTCTATATTGGCAGCGCTATCAGCCAGGCGAACAATGTCAGCCACCAAAGCATCGGCATCTTCGGCAGAAGTAATCGGAAGCTTTGCAGACCGGTCAACCTCTTCCTTCAACTGCTGGGTCTGGATGGTTAAATTGTCTAGAGAACTGGTGATAACTTCCGGGTAAAATCCACCCTGGTTGGTCAGGTCCGTTTCCTGTAAATAAGGAACCTGGGAAGACATAACCATGTTGTATCCAACCGCCAATGGAGCGACCAGAGTTACATTCCCGCCAGGATTTGAGTTCTGGTCGAAATTCAAAGTTACGGTAAAGTCGGTGGTTAATACTAGAGTTGTTTCAACTGAGGTTGTATTGTTGACTTTTACAACCAGCATATCCGATGGCTGGAATATTTTGAATGCATACGCAAAGGGACCAGTTGATCCACTTCCTACGAATGGCCCTGCTTTTCTGGTCTGGCTGGAGATTGTCATCGAGGTACTCCTTTATTCTTTGATGATAAGTTAAATAAATTAGTTACGGATAATTATTGATTCGGTCTGTTTACGTCCTTGCCAGAGATAACTCCACGAGTCACATCCATAGCGCTCTCTGGGTTTACCCTGCCTTGCGCTATATCAGCAGCGTATCCAAGAGGCTTTCCCATCTGGCCAAGAGGAAGACCGGTGATCATTCCAAGTGCGGTCAACGTATCCCGTATAGCCTTCTTCCAGGAACCGTCTTCAGCGATTGCTTTGTAAAGAGTATTGGGTGCGCGAACAGTTGACTCAAGTGCTGATATTGATGCGGACGTACTTATACGGTCATCATATGGCTTAGAGTTCCACGCATTAACACCGGCCATGATAGACGGTCCAACTATAGGTATCATCGCTATGGCAGTCCTGGCTTGCGATCCAAAGAATAAAGCCATGGCATCATTCTCGTCCCACTCATCATCGTCACCATCTGCGAACCCACCGGCACCCTGTACTATGATTTCAGACAGAACTGCCGGGATCATAAATGCGAATGTGTAGATGTAAAGCAATTGGCCCATTCCTTTTTTAACTCCGAATTCTTTAACAGTCTTGGTGAATTCGGTGCCTAAAAGGTTCGCTTGCATATTGAAGTACGAGTAAAACATAGTGAATGCTCGAACGAATGCGGTGCCGGTCTCGAATCTGGACACATCTTCTGGCGAGAAGCTGCCCTGAGTGAGTCGAACTGCTGAATCAGCCGCTCTAACAGCATCCCTCTCATTGCCAGTTTCGGTCATTGATTGGTTATATGCTCCGACCCATACAATAGTATCAACGGCATTCTGAAGACCTTGCTGCATGAAGTATCCGTGCTTACCAGCAAAGCTTCTTAATTTGTCATACTTGCTTGGATTAAGCAGCAGTTCATCAATAGTCTTTGATATTTCAAATTGCTGGTTACTCATCCTGGTATTCATATACTTGGATTTTTCTGCAACCATTGTTGACGTATCTGTTGGCTGGCGAGTGTATAACCACAAAGCATTTCTTAGATTGCCTGGCTTTACCTTCAATGCTCCAATGGACAGACCGGTCACCTGTTGCAGCGCATTGGTTACGTTACCAACCATCATCTGCATCCCTGTCCTAGTTCTAACCTCACTGAAGAACTTGTCTGCCAACTTTCCACCGGCACCCTTCATTGGGGTCTTGATCATCTGCATTGCTGTTCTTTGCAGCCAAGGCACAAGCATATCTCCACGGATGGTCGGATCTAGCCTGTCCATCGCAGCAGAGAATGTCTGACTGGTCTTTACAATCTTTGCAACATCCTTAACTTTTGGCTCGATGTAAGTGAATCTTAGAACCTTATCAAGATGAGATGGGAAGTACCCAAGATCAAGCATTAATGGCTTATTGTATTCAACGCGGCCCTTGGTGAACCCTCTTCCGGTGGTCGGGAACATATAAGAGTTATCGGTCTGACCGGTCTCTTGCTCGTTACGCATAGCAGCATCGGTGTTGATCCATGGATCGGTCACCGCAGGTACATATCCACCCCTGTATATTCCGAATGGAGTTATAACTGGGTTAGCCGAGATCTCATTGAAGTAGAACCCGTACATATCCTTGTGTACTTTCTGAGCCGCTGGCTTCATCTCTTCCAACAGATCCCAGACAGACTGAGCAAAATCAAAGTCAACCTTTGAAAGCTTATTCTCTGCGTACATCCTCGACATGAAGTTATCCCATCGAGCGGTATTTAATGACCCGTCCTGGTTCTCTTCAGCCCATCCCCGGCCAAGTAACATCTTCCTCTTGTTAGACTCGTTGCCGGTATGGAGGATGGCGTGGAGCAGTTCTGCCTTATTCTTAAATGTGTATCCAATTTCACCGGCGGCTATAGATCCAGCAGACAAGCCCTTCTCGACAGACTTAACTATATCAAGATACTTTTGAAGGTACTCATTCTTGGCGATTCTGTATTCAGCAACAGCCTCAGAGATCGGATTCCAAATGTACTTTCTGAATGGACCATCTAACTTACCACCGTCCATGGCATCAACCCATGACTCTACTCTACGCATTGCAGCCCTGGCACCCATCAACATGATCTTGCGCTTATCCCAATCGGACATAGCCTTGTCATATCCACGGCGTTCTTTCTTTGTATCGACTACATCTACACGGTCAACGAGTTCGGAGATGATAAGGTTTCTATCGACCATCTTCCCGTCAATCTCCATCTGCTTGCTTCTGCGAGACAGGTGCCATAAAGCCTGGATCTGCTCAGACAAGTCGGTGAATTGGTCCGTTGTCAGTTCAGTAATTGGCTTGGCTTGTTGCAAGTGAGCAGTGATCATTGGCTCTATTTCTGCATAGAACTCTGGATCGTACTCTTGGACCTTGGCCAGGTATGCTCCGGCAGGCAGTTCAGTCTTGCCAAGCCCATAGTTTGCTAGGATTGCCCTGGCCGCACTAACAAGATTCATGTCGCGCTTATCAGCGATTCTAGAGTCAGCAGTGAATACCTTCTTGAATAGATCGAGAGACTTAGCAACCGACCGGTTAACCTTGATGGCCTCCGATGCAAGCTGGTTGTTCAGCAACTGGTTGCGCTTGGCTTCCATCGCCCCAGCAGTGTCTCCCTTCTTGAGAGCGTTAATTGCTTCTTGCGCCGCACGAGCCTCTGCAATCGCATAATTCTTTGGTTTGATAGTACCTATAGGCCTTGATGCTAATATCGCAACAGCGGCTTGCCTAGCGGCTTCTAGCATAACTCTAACAGGGGCAGTTGCCTTCGCAAGGTGCCTTAACTCAACAGACACGAATCTTGCACGAGCCTCGTTGTGTATTGCTGATTCGACTGCAACTTCAATAGACTTTGGATCTTGCAGTTCTGCGTGTTCGGCCAGCATTCTTTCGTCTGTTCTAACATTGACCTCATCGTTAAACTTACGAGCGGAGACCAATGCCCTAACAAGGTCATCACCAGACTTGAATCCGAACATCTCGGCAACTATGTCCGGGTGTATCCCGTCATGCAGGGTTCCTTTCCCGGTAACAAGCTTTTTACTTTTTAATCCGCTCCAATCGAACATCCCAGAAACCGGAGCGAAACCAGGAACGGCGAATTCTGCTGCATCCCCGTACATATCGGTTAATGCGTTGAACGATAGAAGGTGTCCGCCATCAACTCTGAATATACTTCCGTCAGCGCCAACAGTTTCTCCGCTTCTAATCCATGTGATAGCCCGATATACCGGATCTGCCATTACTTCATTAACAACCTTGTCTCTGAGAGACTTGCGGATCTCGGCAGTCTCCTTCTGCATCTCCTTTAGAACCCGGCTTCTTGCACCAGATAACCACTTCATCTGACGTAGGCTTGCAGTCTGCATCTCTCCAATGGCTGCGTTGGTGGCTTCCTGGCTCATCTCTTGATAAGCGGCCCACTCGCTGTCATCCATCCCCGATTGTTCTTGAGTTTGGAATATAGGCACCATGTTACGGACGGTCTCTGTCTGCTTGATCTGCTCTGAGGTGGCCAGCATTCTATCCATAACCTGTCTAACTTCGCCGGTCAGGATAGGTAGGTCAATGCCATGCTCTTGCCGGTAGATGGCGTTGAGGTCATCACGGATTGATTTGTATACCCTGGCCAACCACGCCGAGAACCTATCAAAGATAGTCTGCAACTTGATGTTGGGCGCCTTGCCCTCGAACAGATAGATCTCGTAGTTGTAAGCGAACTGCTCGTGGTACTTTCTCTGTTCATCCAGAGACATTTGGTTCCAGGTATCCAGGTCTTTTACACCAAACCAGTCGAGGACGGTCTGCATATCTTGCTTGGATTGCTCTGTTGCGTTGGGATTCGCTGCCATGTCTGCATAGACTGACAGGAAAAAGTGAGCGGTCTCGTGGAGGAAGGTGGAGTTATCTGCTTCCGTCCCAAGAATGGTAGTTAAAGTGGTTGGGTCGAATCCACCACGGGCATCTTGTTGTCCAGATACTGGTTGTCTGAGGAGACCGGTTCGCTCATCTGCTGCTGGGGTTGTTGTGCCAATTCCCTGGCGTAAGATGCTGTCTCTAATATTTCGTTCTGCTCCTCTTGCGCGCTCTGCGGTGATGGTTGATAGCTCATTGTCAACATCCTTAATAGTCTGATTGATCTTGTCTTCTGGTATACCCTTCTCTTTTGCTAAGGCGGCAGCGGCATTGGCGTAATCAGGAGCCTCGTCATCCTCATAGCCAGTCGCCCCTTCTTCAGAAGTTTTGGCGCTGTCATACAGTCGTTTTTCTGGATACCAGAGCAATGCCTGTACGTCACTCATTGTAAGACTTGGGAACTGTTCTTGCAATTTTATTAATACCTGAGACATTACCTTGCGAATACGGGCGCGCTCCGGCGGACCACTTGGAGCCTCTTTCTGGCCATCCAAATAGAGGGCCAGGCTGTTGCCAACTTTGCGCAATTGATCGCCCATAGACACTCGCAACGTACCCTTTTTTGCGGGGCCATAGATCTCGTCTACCTTAATCCTTGCTGCATCATCTAAAGCCCCGATCATGCCCATTTGCTTGCGATTTTCTGGCTTCATGCTGGCTTTTTGAATAGCCTCTGCGACTTCGTTTAGTTTAGTTGCAGACAGTTTTGTTTTGATTATGGATTCAAATGCTTTCTTGTCAGCAGCAGACATTGCTTGGATGGTGGCTTTAAGCTGAGTTTGTTTAACTTTAATATTGGCTTTGTTGTCATCAAGAAGCGTTCCCGTCCAGCGACCCCAGGTACGCATGAGCCACCGGTCCATTGTCAACTGCTCAAAGTGACCATATAGATTGGCAAAGAACCCGTTGCCGATCTTTGGACCAAGTGCTGCGGCTCCGTATACCTCTGTCGTTAAGTTCTCGCCGGATACTTTCCTTCCTGTGAATTCAATAACTTGCTTGACAGCTTGCTTGGTTGTCATAAATTTCTCGACAACATCAAAGCCGTACTTATCAATCAAATCGTTGAACATTCCCAAACTCTCATTGATTGCAATTTGAGCCTGACCAGCCTGTATGTTGACCGGCATCTTCCCTGTTTCTTTGTAGATTGCGTATGCACGTTCAGCAAGTTCAAAGTTCTTGGTAACCTTGAGGCCATTAGATGTGACTGCCAATGCCCAGGTGAATGCAAACTTTGCTTGCGGATCCGTGTTAATTTCCGGGTGAATCAATGACACTATGCGCAATGCCTTGGTAACCTTCTCGTTATACCAACCAACAGCGTTTGGATTTGTCTCCAATGCTGTCACAGCATCCGCCAGGGCAACGCGAACCAAATACTGCTCAACCGCTTCAGTGAATTCAGTAAGATCAACCTTGGCTGCTTTTGCTGCCGAAAGGACTCTTTCTTGGAGAGCGACCTTAAAGTCACGGTTTGTTGCAAATGTCTGGCTGGCAGCAAAATTAAATGCAGCCTCCACGTTAGCCAAATCATCTAGAGTTGTTGGAACCGGTTTTAATTTAACCGGCTGCTTCAGAAGGTTCTTGGTCTCAAGACTCCACGTTCCTTCATTGAATACAGACTTAACACCGGCAGGGTTGAATACAACTATCTCCTTGGCATCTGGAGACATCTGATAGATAACTCCATCGTGTCCAGCATCCATTAATTTCTTTGTGAATGCATCAGCAGCCGCTCTTCCGCCAGCCTTTACAGCAGCCTTCTCTTCTTTTGTGGCGGTGTACGGATTCTCTAGACGGGCATAGACCGGCATTACATTCTGGCCAGTAATACCTTTTGCCTTCTGTTGAGCATACAGATCCGCTGCTTCTGTGCTGTCAGTTAAGTATGCTCCGGTGCCGAGCCATCCAGTGTCCTTCCGGTTTGGATGATTAGGATCAAAGTCGGTTACATTGTCTGCGGTGCCATGGAATAAGACTGTTGGCTTGCCTTCTGCATTCTTTACAACAGAATTGCCGAACCAATCTTTGAATTCCTGTGTCTGGCTAATGATGTCGGTAGCCGCTACAGCATCCTGATTGTACTGAGCCTGGCCTTCAGCAGTAACCTTGTACATATACTTATTGAAGAAATCCATAGGCATCACGTTCTGATTGGCCGCCTGGGTGACTACAAAGTCACGGACGAACTGAGCATTAATC